GATAATGGAGGTATATCTAAATTAGTAATATCTCTAGTAGTTAATGCAATATTACTTTCAATATGATTATATTTACCAGCGTTATACTCACTTGCTGTAATGACATGAGTAGTTCTATCTTCTTCGCTAATAGTTAACACTCTCCAAGTTGATGTAAGAATATCTGTTGTTTGATAAATCCAGACACTATTAGCTTGAGGTGCAGAAGTAAAAGCTGTTGAAACTGATATAACACTTCCTGATATGCCACTAACAGTTTTATTTTCTACTGAACCATCAGGCAAAATTGCAGATACAGTAGAACCTATTTGAAAAACAAGATTTGTATTGTCATCTACAGTTATAGCTGTAGTTGTCGCACTAGCAATACGACCACCCCTCCGTTCTCCTGACCTTACAGGATCAGCTATTTCTATGATCTGCCCAGGTCTAACAATAACTCCAGCATCAACTGAAGTAGCAAATGTCACGACTTCACGCTCTACGTTTTCCATATAAAGCAACCACTTTGCCAAACGATTTGCTTGACCTCTACTTGTACAAGCAAAGGCATTTATATTTTTTACAACACTTCCATATCTAGCTTGGTTTGCGGTATCTATAACTTCTTCGTAATTGACATCTCTAAGGTCTAAATCCATATATTTTGCAACTACAACTGTAGGTCTAGTTCTTTGAGATGTATTTTGATAGGTAAATCCTGGAGGTGTTACGTTACTTAAAGTAAACAAGTAACTAGAATCTTTTGGAGAATCCTGCGTAATAGTTAAGCTGCCAGCTTCGTAATAAGGCATAGCTCTAAATACAGAGCACATTTGATTTATTACGTTATAAGCTTCCTGTTGATTTTGGATCGAAACATTGCAACTAAATCTAGGTTCTGTTGCACCTGTTCCAGTACCATCATCTACCTGTGCAGAACAATAAACTGATGCTGCATAAAAACTAAACTTATCTAAACCAGACTCTTGTAAATGATCTCCTAATCCATACCTAGAAGAGGTTAGAAGGTCATACAAACACCAAGCTGGATCATTTGTATATTGTGCAGCCCCAAGCGTTCCATTAAAAACTCCTGTATAAGATAAGCTGCCATCAGAATTAACAGTAGCGTTATGAGGAATCTTTACTTTGATTCCTTTTACCAAATACTTTCTAGTAGGAATAGATGTAAATTGTTCTGCATCAACCTTTAAACCAACTAATGCACTATTCGCATATGTTCTAAGATCATATTTAATTTCTACATAACTGTTGAATTGAATTTCATTAGCTAATTTACTAGATGCACTATCGGCTGTTATTCTTGTGACTTTTATATTGACAGGGAAAGCTCCATCTAAATTTATTAGATAATCTCTTTGGTAAGTATCAGGAGTTCTTCCTGTGATTTTTCCAGCATTACCAGAGACTACAGTTTGATATGATCCACCACTATATTGAACAGCTATCTCTAATTGAACTTCAGTACCAAAAATATCTCCTTTATCGCTTAAAGATTGTAAAGATGGAACAGTTATTGTTACTGAAACTGCATCAACTGTAGAATCTGTAATCTGAACAACTTTAGGTGTTGCCTGTGGAACTGTAGAAAATCCTGTTGATTTTGTAGTTTCTACATTTTTTGTTATTGGAATATTTGTTTGATTAGATGTACCAGTTCTAGCTTCAAAAGTTACATCTTTAAAATTAAACGTACCATCAGCCGATTGTAATGGTGTGTTGTTTAAAAATATAGATTTTGCACCATCGACTAAACCACTTATCTCTCCTTCACTAATTAAATCCAATACTTTAGCAAACTGTTTAGAATCTAAATTGTCTTTAGCTTCGGTAGGAGTACCGCCTCCACCTCCTCCACCTTTTCCTCCGCCACCACCAGAACCTATAACTTTACTCATACTTCCACCTGTGCAGTTTCAATACCAGCCGATATTACTACCGATCCAGTTAATACTTCACCGTAAATAACAGGAACAGCTACTCCTGCTCTACTTGTATTTTGTATGCCACTAAAATTAAAAGATAATCTAGGATCTTGTTCGTTTTCAGAAATTTTAGGAACAGGAGTAAGCATATCGCTAATACCACCTAAAACTAAAGCACCACCTATACCAATAGCAGCTTTTGTTATACCACCAGCAGCAGCAAAAGAACCAGGTGCAACAATAGGACTAAAAAATGATCCAACAGTTAATGGTGTAAATAAAAACGCACCTCCTATTATTGCTGCTCCGAGTAATATTTTTCCTATCCCTCTACCACCTTCACCTCCAACTACAGGAATAATTTTTATATCCTCTTGTCCATTTGGATAATGTAATTCTTTTTCTTCTAACTCCCAATTATCAATTGCAACTTTATAATATCTATCTGCCATATGTTTTTCCAACTGTGGAAAATTTACCACTAAAAATCTTATTGCTTGTGCAGCAGTATGTACTTCAGCTTCAAAAGTTTTTTCACCTAAAAACTTTGCTAGTTCTCCGTATAGCTTAATTTTACGCAGCATAACGAATCCTTTTACCTGTACATTTTAGCAGCCATTCATCTAATAGATCACGACTTGATAACCTATTTTGCAAATGATGTAAAACTGTTTGCTGTCCTAAGTAAACACCAATATGATTTAATCCGCTACTACATATTGACATTAATAATAAATCTCCTACTTCTAAATCTTCTTCCTCTGATAATTCTCTAAAGCCTGTTTTAGCAAAACAGTCTGCAAACATTGGGTTTTTTATGAAATCTTCTGATGAAACTGGTCTAATCCAATCTATTAGTTGTATTCCTAATTCTTCCTTATACCAATCTCTACATAAACTCCAGCAATCAGTAACACCCCATACCCATTTTCTACCGATCAAAGGTGCTTTATATCCACAAGGTTCATAAGATTCCCATTGTTTTAAATTAGGTTGAACAATCCACCATTTTAAATTTGATTTTTCACACGCAACTTTATCTGCTTCACTTGGTTTCGGACTTGTTACGGGATGACTATGAACAACAGCTACTATTTCTCCTTGATCTTCAGCTTTTACCCAATCATCTCCATCTAAAATAAATTGATCAGTTGGATCAAAAGCTAAATTTTTACAAGGAAAATATACCTCTTTACCTTTTTTGATTAACAAGAGACCACAAGATTCTCTTGGGTTTTCTTTTATTGCGTGTTCTAACGCTTGATCTTTCCACATTATGAGAAGAACGTACCAACACCAGGAAAATCTGCTGGTAATACTTGTCTTTTAGGTAGACGGACACCCTCTATGTCATAAGTGGCTGCTAATTCAAATTCAATAATATCTCTATTTTCTGTTGATTTTCGGTCAATTATAAAAATCTGCTCATCAAAAGTAGCGGTAGAATCTGGTGTCCCATGAGGATTATCACCTGACTCTTCGTTAATTGCACTATTATTTTCTTGAATAATATTACTGCCAGTTTCTAATAAAATCTGACCCCCAAGAAAGTTTACATTATCAATATATCTTTCTAGAGTTCTTATTCTTGTAACCTTTGCTCCCTCTAAACCTTGAGGTAGAGTTAAAATTATTGTTGTAAAAGTTCCTAATATATTAGATATTCTTAAACGTGGTCTGGGAGTCTGTTTGCCATTAAATTCAAAACCTTCAGCTTCTATTGGCATCTTTACATATTCAATATTATTAAAAACCAAATTCCCGTTATTATTTTCATTCACTCCATTATGAAAATAATACTTTGTATTAGATCCATGAATAGCAGTAATAAGTTCAAGCTGAAAAAGCTCAATAATATTACTAGGATTTATCTTCTGTAGTTCTGATACAGGGGTAGCCATTAGGGTTCAAATACTTGCTGGAACGTCAT